ACAGTTACTTTCTGTTGATATTTATCCAGAAGCTGATTGCTTTTTTCCAGTTCACTGTTATTCATGCGCAGTGTTATTGTTGTATCACCCGCCATTGATTATCTCCTGAAAGAATAAACCAACTACTTATCTGGTTTACATTGATTAATAATGTGAACATACTTCTGCTAAAACCCAGGCTAGTTCTGTAGTTTATTCAGGATATTCAAGGCCACCCGTTCCATTACCTGAATATCGTTTATTGCGGTTACCTCATCAGCTATATCATAAACCCTCATGAGCCATGCGAGGACACTGTAGTCCAGACCGATAACCCCTCCTGGACTGGTGCGCCACTGCGTGCTGGCCGCGCGAAAGACCACAAACGCAGGCCAGATATCGGGCCAGACGTTGATGACAATATCGTCATAGTCTTCGGCTGTCAGACCGAATGCGCTTAGCTCATCCGCTGATGGTTCAGGCGTATAGAATGCAGAGGCAACCGCAATCAGTTTTTTTCGCGATTTCCCGTCAGCTCCTGATAATAAGTAGCCATTATTGCTTTAACGGCCCCCGGATAGTTATCTACCAGCACGCCCATATTTTCTCGCGTACAGGGTTCAGATAATGCCCAGCCGTCGACGATCTCCAGTAAGAAATCACAGACCGTTTTTTCGTCAATATCTTCTAGCTCTGCCAGTTCTTTTATTGGCCGATGCTTAAACGTAAAATTCAGCACTCCGTCTTCTTCACCGGCACGAGGAATAGCAACATCAGCTTTAAAAACAGGGTTAGGTTGTAATTTGAAAATAGCGCTCATAAATACCCTTAAAAAAGGCTCCCGCAGGAGCCCAGTTGAATTTAATTTATGTTCCACAGATAAGGAGAACGATTAATCTTCCGATTTGTAGAAAGTAATATCCCGAGAGTGAATGGAGAACGCGACTTGTACGGTTTCAACGCTATTCACCGCAGTCACTGGTTGCGGATCAAATGATGGAACGCCAGACCAATAGCGATACTCCTTCGCATTAGGCACAAACATGCGTAGCGGTAACACCTGGCCGTAGCGATCCGCCATGCCCAATACTTTATAGATCGGTAAAGAAGCATCATGCGCTAAGGTAAAGGTTTGGCTTTTAGCCGCCTTAAAGGTGCCAATATTACGCTGGCGATCGTCTGCCAGAAACTGTACCTGTGCATACTGCTGTTCACCACCCGACTGCGCGACTTCCGTAATCTGTGGAATCTCAGTCCACTCCGTGATTTTCTGTAATTTCCCGCCACCGGCATGAGCCGGGAAAAAATTCCGGTCGCTGGAGTTAATGACCGAAATGGTTACGCTATTTGTTGTTTGTGCGGTGATACTGGCAACTAAACCATCGATTACACCCCACCCCGAAGAAATCAGCACGACATCATCAACCTTAAGGTTATGATTTTCAGCAACGGTAAATACCGCACCTTCAGCATTGGAAACCGTACTCACAGATACGGGAGAACCAAGACCGGAACCAACAAAAACGGTTGAGCCATTAGGCAGAGCAAAACCCATAATAATATCTCCATTATTGATATTTAAATATTTGAATGCATTTTATCAATGCGAATAGCTTGTTTAATTATGACTTATTGTTACGCCATAGTGATTACGCTTTAACACCACATCACTTTTCAGGAATTTGTGTGACTGCCGTTCTGTAATACGCTATCAGGGATACGTTTTGCGACCGGCTCATTTTCAAAAATTTTCATACCATACTGGCCGATCCAGGTTGCATTTTGGTTAACATTACTCAAAATAAAATCCATAACTTCAATCATTAACTCTTCAATGAGAGCCGCAGAATTATCACGCCACCAGGTTTCAATAGCGGCGAGAAGAGAGTCGGAGCCATTAGCAATAAACTGCTCGCCAATACTATAACGTTTCGCTTTATTTTCATCAGTAATACAGTGCAACTTACTGATTTGTAAAATTTCCGCTGATGGCCCCATGGTTTGAACGGTGAGCGTTGCGACTTTATTACCAGTTTCCTCAGCAATGGCAGATGAGTAAAACATTGAGAGGGTTAAATCATTAGATGTATACATATTCACTTTCTCCAGATTTCAGTTACTGAACAAATTAGATTAATAAAACAGAAAATTACATAGCTATCCGAGCCCTTAACCAACCATATATAAATGATTTATTAGCCTCACTTTTTTCTGCTAACTCCAGATAATACTGCCCCTGGCTACAGTTTAATGCCCGGAGCAGTACAAGCTCCCCTTCACTGCCTCTTCGAATAACATAATGGCTCAAGGCATTTAAGGTCCTGGGGCCAATAACACCATCGGTTATAAGATCCGGATAAAGTACTCCACGATGATTAAAAGCGTTTAACCAGCGTTGAAGCCACTTACCCGGCAGAACAGGCCCCATATTGACCCCGGCGTCACACAGTTTTTCAGCGATCGCGGTAGATATTTCAGCAACATGATCGAACCGGGGCGCAATCCAGTAGTCAGCGTTGAGAATATCCAGCGCCTGTTGGCGCGTCAGTTTTTGCATATCGCCATCATAACCATGAGCCCGTGCGGTGACTTGAGTAATCCCCCAGTTTGTCGGACCTCCTTTATCATCAGGATGATTTACATAACCGCCCTCCTTTTCCAGAATGGCATTAAAAATCTCATCTTTATTCATTTATTCCTCATTTATCGATTAAATGCGCAATATTCCCCCTCACCAGGAACACGGCAATAAAGACAAAAAAATTCACGGTAACAACCAACCAGTGGGTCGACGTATACAAGCCGAAGAGATAACGAAACGGTATGCTGGCATAAGTGATTACCAGCAAATAAGCCGTATACGATATCCATGGTCGATACCTTCTGTACCGGGCGCGCCGATAAAACATTAAGGTTAGGGTGATCAAAGCGCAGAGAACGGCATTAAGCAGCGCGGGAAGTTCATTTCCCATTCGGGCGCCCACTATTGTTGCGGGTTAGTATTTTGTAGAGGTCGGTTAGTTCTTGATTATTCAGGAACGTTAGTATCTTAATAATCAGCGCGGATATCAGCACGGCGCCTAACGCGTCTAAAGGTCGTTCATTGTATCCGGTCCAGATAGCCAGCTTCGTACCAATTAACCCGGAGCCCAAAACGCCGACAATAAAAGAAGTCATAAAATAGGCAGCGAGTCTAAAACGCGTGATATTAACCGCCGTCGCAACATAAAATACCGCGCCGGCAAAAGCCCCAAAAACAACGCCATAATCAATACCTGTCACCAGGCCAAACATACCAGCGCCCATTAATCCACCAGCAACAATTATCGACGTACCGGAAACAGGATCGGACATATACCCTCCCTTCTTTCACTATGAGTTATGATGGTAAATAACGAAGCGCAGGGTCATTTTTCCTGGCACTAAGGCGTTACCTCGCCGTTACTTTCTTTCTTTTTTGCAAACCAAGCGCATAAATTGCCCTCTGGAAGAGCCAGGTTCCTGGCTGCGCATACTGGTGTGCAAATTCTTGCTGATAAATGATGGTCGCTCGCTCAATTTGCCGTTTATATTCCTCGCGCTGCCAAAAAATATCCTGTGCCACAAATTTAATCGGCAATGCGTCCTCAATACGTTCAGGCGTATGGTGCTTCCCTTTTGCCTGAATCTGAGCGCGGGACGGAGTGGGCCGATGGATAAGATCTGAACTGAGCGTTTGCGGATTTTGTAAGTGGGAACGCTGCGCGCGACGTCGGCCCGCAGCGGAGCCATTAAACGCGGTTTTACGGGACATTGCGGTCTCCTTTAATGGGCTTTGGCGGAATGCCTTCGGCAATCGGATCCTTGCCAATGGCTTCACCCCAAAGCGCACTGCGCCATGGCGCTGGCTTTTCAGCCACGTAGATTCAGTTATGAATCGTTGTATTTCATCATCCGGATAGTGCTGCCTATCAAGCTGATGACAGAAGAATACCTCAGGGTTATTTAAAAATAAATACCCATAGGTATACTTTATGACAAAAACACATTAACCAATTGAAAATATTGAAAATATTTTTGAAAAAAAAGTGGTATGCCGCGTAAAAACAGCTGAAAAGGTCCGAGGCGGGTAGTGTTGAACAGCGTGTCACTGGATTGGGGTGAGAAGCCGCAGGTATGCCCGGCGTACAGGTGGCATACCCGGGTAATGCTTATGGTTGAGCTCAGGGTTTATGACAGAAACAGGATGGCGAAGCTGCGCGGCAATGAACGCCTTTAAACAAAGCGTTTAACGCTGTGGCTATAAATCACGCGACCAATGATCTTCAGATACTGTTCATGGCTTTCGCCAATCGTCCAGTCCGCATATTTGCTGTTATCCGAGTGAACGAGCAGCCCATCCGCCGTGAACTGAAGACGTTTCACCAGCACCGCGCCTTTAAAAGAAAAGACATAAATGCCGTCACCTTCAAAGTAGTCTTTCGAGACATCGACAAAAATGTAGTCACCGGTCTCAATGGTGCCGGACATGCTATCGCCGGAGACCGTGATCACCTTGATATGCTCTGCGGGCCGGTTACCAAAAAGCCGCAGCGCGCCGGCAGAGTCATAGGTGATGCTATTCACCGTTTCATCAACCTCACTGGAGACAATGCAGCCCGGCCCTGCGCTGGCCTGGGCATCCAGAACCTCAATGACATATGGCATCTGCGGCGAATCCTCTACCGGTTCTCGCTCGATATCAATATTACCGGTGATACCGTCCATCCATCCACGGGGCAGATTGAACGAAGATTCAATAAGTTCGACCATCTCGTCAGCTATCCTTTTCTTTTGCTTTTTGCCTTCGGGGTAGAGCATCCTTGAGACGTAAGAAGGCTCCCGTCCAAGGGTTCGGGCCACATCAACAGCCTTACCGCCGCATAAATTATCACGGATATAGAGCAAGCGCTGTCGTCTGATTTCGTATTTATCCATCGCAATGATTCTAACGCCATTTACCATCAGGTATCTAAAATATAGCAAAACTCGAATAAATTACCTACAGGTAATTAAGGCAGTGTTGTCGGTCAGGAGGCTTTGACTGGCGAAATTCGCCACACTGCTACTTATGGAAAAATGACGCCACTGATTTTGGTGTAGGGTGTCGTTCATACGTAGGCACCTATGTAATACCTTGAATTAATTTATCTGAACTATGGATTTTGTCGCTACTGGAGATCAAAAAATCATGTTCCTCTGGGGTCTATACTTAAACAGTGATTCACAAACCCGGTCACCCTGCCCGTAGCGATGCAGGTAACGCAACCCCGTTACCAGGCAGGTGAGATACGAACTTATCCGCTACCGGTGGAATCGCGCCGATAGCGGTTTCGCAGAAGAGCTCAGCGAGTGCTCAGCGTGTATCAATGGGCATAAAAACTTTTTTTATCAAAAATTTAGCAATGTGAGTATTGATATGATCACTATCGACGGTAATGGCGCGGTTGCTTCAGTCGCGTTTCGCACCAGTGAAGTTATCGCCATCTACCCGATCACGCCCAGCTCCACGATGGCAGAGCAGGCGGACGCCTGGGCGGGCAACGGGCTGAAAAACGTCTGGGGCGATGTCCCCCGCGTCGTCGAAATGCAGTCGGAAGCCGGGGCAATCGGCGCCGTACACGGCGCGCTGCAAACCGGCGCCCTCTCGACCTCTTTTACTTCATCGCAGGGTTTACTGCTGATGATCCCGACGCTGTACAAACTGGCCGGCCAGCTGATGCCGTTTGTTCTGCACGTCGCCGCCCGCACCGTGGCAACCCACGCGCTCTCCATATTCGGCGATCACTCGGACGTCATGGCCGTGCGTCAGACCGGCTGCGCGATGCTCTGCGCCAGCAGCGTCCAGGAAGCCCAGGACTTTGCGCTGATTTCGCATATCGCCACGCTGCAAAGCCGGGTGCCATTTATTCATTTCTTTGATGGTTTCCGCACCTCGCACGAAATCAACAAAATCGCCCCGCTGGCGGACGATACCCTTCTCAGCCTGCTGCCGCAGGATAAAATCGATGAACATCGCCAGCGCGCCCTGAACCCCGAACATCCGGTAATCCGCGGCACCTCAGCGAATCCGGATACCTACTTCCAGTCACGTGAAGCAACTAACCCGTGGTACGACGCGGTTTACGCGCACGTTGAAACGGCGATGAACGATTTTGCCGCCGCCACCGGGCGTCAGTACAAACCGTTTGAGTTCTACGGCCATCCACAAGCCGAGCGCGTTATCGTGATTATGGGCTCCGCAATCGGCACCTGTGAGGAAGTGGTTGATGAACTGCTGAGCCGCGGTGAAAAAGTCGGTGTACTGAAAGTTCGTCTTTACCGCCCCTTCTCCGCAGCCCACCTGCTGGAAGCGCTGCCGGTAAGCGCCCGCGCCGTAGCGGTGCTTGACCGCACCAAGGAACCGGGCGCCCAGGCTGAGCCGCTGTATCTCGACGTGATGACCGCGCTGGCGGAAGCCTTCAACCGCGGCGAGCGAGAAACCCTGCCGCGTACCATTGGCGGCCGCTACGGTCTCTCTTCAAAAGAGTTCGGGCCGGAGTGCGTCCTGGCGATATTCAACGAACTGAGCGCCGCTAAACCCAAGCCGCGCTTTACCGTCGGCATCTACGATGACGTCACCAATCTTTCGCTGCCGCTGGTAGAAAACACGCTGCCGTCGGAGGCGAAGCTGGAAGCCCTGTTTTACGGGCTCGGCAGCGACGGTAGCGTCTCGGCCACCAAAAACAATATCAAGATTATCGGTAACTCGACGCCGTGGTTCTCGCAGGGCTATTTCGTCTATGATTCGAAAAAGGCCGGCGGCCTGACGGTTTCCCATCTGCGCGTTAGCGAGAAGCCGATTCGTTCTTCCTATCTGATTTCGCAGGCCGATTTCGTCGGCTGCCACCAGCTGCAGTTTATCGACAAGTATCAGATGGTTGAACGCCTGAAGCCCGGCGGTATTTTCCTGCTCAACACGCCTTACGGCGCCGAAGAGGTCTGGTCGCGTCTGCCGCAGGAAGTCCAGGCCACGCTGAATCAGAAAAAAGCGCGGTTTTATATCGTTAACGCGGCAAAAATCGCCCGCGAGTGTAGCCTTGGAGCGCGTATCAACACCGTCATGCAGATGGCCTTTTTCCATCTGACGCAGATCCTGCCGGGCGATAGCGCGCTGGCGGAGCTGCAGGGCGCGATTGCTAAAAGCTACAGCAGCAAAGGTCAGGAGCTGGTCGAACGCAACTGGCAGGCGCTGGCCCTGGCCCGCGAGTCGCTGGCGGAAGTGGCGTTACAGCAGGTCGATGCCCACAGCCCGAACCGCCCGCCGGTCGTCTCCGACGCCGCGCCGGATTTCGTCAAAACCGTGACCGCCGCCATGCTGGCCGGGCTCGGCGATGCGCTTCCGGTCTCCGCCCTGCCGCCGGACGGTACCTGGCCGATGGGCACCACTCGCTGGGAAAAACGCAATATCGCCGAAGAGATCCCTATCTGGAAGGAAGAACTTTGCACCCAGTGTAACCACTGCGTGGCCGCCTGCCCGCACTCGGCAATCCGCGCGAAAGTGGTCTCCCCGGACGCGATGGAAAATGCCCCGGCCAGCCTGCATTCTCTGGACGTTAAATCCCGCGATATGCGCGGCCAGAAGTACGTTCTGCAGGTCGCGCCTGAAGATTGCACCGGCTGTAATCTCTGCGTCGAGGTTTGTCCGGCCAAAGACAGGCAGAACCCGGAAATCAAGGCCATCAATATGATGTCGCGCCTTGAACACGTTGAAGAAGAGAAAGTGAATTATGACTACTTCCTCAATGTGGCGGAAATGGACCGCAGCAAGCTGGAGCGTATCGATATCCGCACCTCGCAGCTGAACAGCCAGCTGTTCCAATACTCCGCCGCCTGCTCCGGCTGCGGCGAAACGCCGTATATCAAGCTGCTGACTCAGCTCTACGGCGACCGGATGCTGATTGCCAACGCCACCGGCTGTTCATCGATTTACGGCGGCAACCTGCCTTCCACGCCCTACACCACGGATGCCCACGGCAGGGGGCCGGCGTGGGCTAACTCGCTGTTCGAGGATAACGCCGAGTTTGGGCTCGGTTTCCGCCTCACCGTCGATCAGCACCGTCAGCGCGTAATGCGTCTGCTGTCGCAGGTCGCCGATAAACTTCCGCCCGCGCTTAACGACGCGCTGCACGCGGAAGCAACGCCTGAAGTACGCCGCGAACAGGTGGCCGAGCTGCGTAAGGTTCTGGCAAATGA